CTCATGTGGGTTCGGACAGGCCAGCCCCTTGACACGCTGGAGAGACAGCGACCCTCGCCGAGGGTTATAATTCGGGATCACACGTCAGCTTTGGCGTTGCCTCTTTCTCAATCTTAAGTGGTTTCTCGCGTACCCCTAAACGCGAGTGACGCAGGTGAAAGGACCTGGCGCTGTAATAGCTATGTTAACACAAGCAAGCTATGAGTCAACGCAAACTAGTGGTGGATTAAATCCCTCCCCCACGGATATACGGGTATTGGACCCTGGCTTTGAAGTCCTCATTCAGGAGGATGATTTGGCCCGGGCTTTTGGTCTTTTGACCACTGGAGAGAGAGACGAAGAGGGTGTTCACCTCTTCGATCCCATCGTCGAGCGAGATGGGAAAATTTATGAACCTTGGCCGGCTTTTGGCTATGGTACACACGCAGTATCTAAGCGATACCCTCCCCCTTGTGGGAGTAAAAGCGTGTCCCATAGACCAATACGGCCTCGAAGCGCAGGTGTTCGGAAAGCCTTTACCGATAGTAGGGCGATTCTGGGGTTGACGACCAAACCTGGTTCCCAGACGCGAGATGGTGGCAAGCACTACAAAGATGTTGCTCGTAGGGAGTTTACGAGCCATAAAGTCAAGAGACGAAAACCTGGTAAGATGATTTTCGACTCCACCCTTGGCTACCCTGGTGAGGGCCACGCTGCTAGAGTTGATAGGCACCATGCTCAGAGGTGCTACAACTGTAGGCAGGTAGGCCACCTAGCTGCCGCATGCCCACAACCCCACCGCCCACCTCAAGGGCAAGGGCGTGGCGAGCGTAGGCCCAGGATGGCTGATGATGCACCTGACGTGCCCTTGAGAGATCTACATGGACGCCCTGCAGCAGAAGCTGCTTTTATGGTTGATGTTAACCAGGGAAGAGTTCAAATGGGTCGCTTGGGTGCCGCCGCTGAAGCGGTTGCTGTTCGTGAGCGGAAGACTCCACAGCAGGTTAGGGAGGAAACTAGAGCTGAGATGCTAGCGTACGCTGAAGTGGCATTCCTTACTAAGGACCTTTCCAGTGTTGCCGATAGACGTGTTGTTATACGATCAATTGGCTCTATTGCTAAGCGTCAACCCCTTGATTTAGAGGGTGTTACGACTTCTAGTTTTGTTTTGGGGGTTATCGCCGACGCGATGGACCGTGCGCGAGCCGCTCGAACCAATCTTGGTTTGCGGCAGCACCAGTCTAAGCGGATGTGGGCAAATGATGTGATGCATGCGGGATTCAATCTCGAGCCACTTCCTAGCCTACCGAAACACCCCATTACGGCGATTGAGGTTCTAGAGTCAGCGCGACCCTGGACTTCAGTTTTCGCTGTTCCTGG